TTTCTTGCATAATTGCAAATTTACCTGAAATTCTTCTGGTTGTATAATTCTTTCAGTTAATGTTACAGTAGAAGTAGCATCAAAATCACAAGTTGCATTTTTAACAATTCCGTCAGTTGCAATTTTTTTGATAACTTCTTTGTATTTGATGTTTGGTTTTACTTCAATACCACCATTTTCGATAGTAGAAGCAGATAATAATGCAGCAGATATATACTTACCAGCAAATTCTCCAGCATAGGTTGTTGTAATACTTGTTGTTGTAGCCATTTTTTATTTTATTTTTATTATTTATTTAATTTACTTAATACTATATCAAGCGTTGTAGCATTTCTTTTTCTTGAATATAAATTCATTTTAACTTCATTAGTTGCATCAGGATTGTGTGATAAAACTTCAATTTTATCATTTGATAATTCAACTGCTTCAACTACTTCAGTTTTTGATAATTTTAATTCAGCAATTTCTGCTCTTAATTTTTCAATTTCAGAAAAGAACATTTCTTTAGTAACACTTTCAACAACTCTTTTTGGAGCAGCTACTTCAGCATTCATTTCTTCTTCTTTTTTAGTAGTTTCTACTTCTACTTCAGGTGCTTCTTCTTCTGGCATTTCAATAGATGCAATAATACCTTCTACTTCTACCTCTAATACATTACCATCTTCAAGCATATACTCTCCAACTGGCATTGGTACTTTATCTTCACCATTAACAATAAAGATTGCTTGTTGTGGTTCAAATGCTTCTGCTTCAATAACAGTAACACCATCTTGTAATTTCATTTGAGCAAGTTTTACTTCCATACCCAAAAGTTCTTTAATTTGATTTACTACGTTCATATTTATTTATATTATATTATTTGTCTTAAATATCCTTTTTGTCTTTCAACCTCTCTATCTTTACTAAATATATCTACAGCAATTTTAAATTCTTGATTTGTTAAAACATCTAATCCTAATTCTTTAAATTGTTTTTCAATTTGTTTCATTAAATCATACATTTTAACTCTTTGTGTCTCATAATCATCAGCTGCTTTTAAAGTTATTTTAGCTAAATTAATTGTGTCATTATTAGATTTATTAAATAAATCCAATTTGTTTTTTGTTTCAGTTGATAATTTACTTAAATCACTTAAAGAGGCTAATTCTACCTTTTGACTTTCCAATTCTACCTTGTCAAATAACTTATTTCCAATTTTTTTAACCTGTGGGTTCATCTATTTTTTATTTAAAAATTAATACTATTTATATTTGTTATAAATTGTTTATCCGTTTGTTCTAACTATTGTTCTAACTCCATCAACAACTGTTACTGTTGAACTACCTTGTGAAACTGTTGAACCAATACCTTGATTGATTAATTCACCTTTACAACATTCTGATGAATATGTGCTATCATCACATAAACAACCTCTTTTAGCGTCCTTTGGACTTGTGTACTTGTTTTTTCCCATTTTAAATATGTTAAACATTAATTAATATTTGTTTTATTTTTTCAATCAATTCTTGGTCTTTACTTTCTTGTAAATTTAATTCTGCTTTTTCAGAAAAATATCCTTCTATGCTATAACCTTGATATAAACCATTTTTAACATCTGCCCAAACTTCTTCATTGTCTATTCTTTGAACAACAACCCAAGCACCTTCAACAGCGTTTAAATTATATATTGCAGACTTATCACGTTTAACATCTTCAACAATCCAACTTTCTATTGTATAAACACCTTCAGTTTTTTTGTCGTGTTCTAATGTTGAATTATGTATTTTAAGTTTTTTTAAATATAATTCAGATGCTTTACGAACTGTATCTTTTGAGAAACGAATGTTATATTCATAATCACCATTTCTTCTGTAAATATCTTTTTCAGGTATTAAAGCTAAACCTATAACTATTCTTTTATCTTCATCAATAGTTTTTAATTCTACTTTGTGTTCATTTAATGCAACCCAATTTTCCTCAATAGCTGGAAATTTAACTAAACTAATAGCATCAATTCCATCTTGAATATTTTGTTCGTCTATATCTAAATAAATAGTTTCTAACTTTTTCATTATACTTTTTTTTAAAAATTAAATTATTTATATTTTGTTTTAAATAAGTAACATTAAGTTTGTTTTTATTAGTTAATGATACTTTTAACTAACATTATCCTAAAGTAGCGTTTTGTACTATGCCTCTATTTAAACTTTGTTGTGTAGTTACATCTGAACCAACAACGAATGCTCTAACTGGTTGGCTATCTCTATTAGCCATACTTTCTGCTATTTGATTTGCACCACCTTGACCTACTACATTAAATTGTGGAGCAGCAGCACCACCAGCAGCACTTGGATTTTCACCACCGCCACCAGCACCGCCACCACCACCTAATGCACTTAATGCTTTTGCAGTTCCAGCTATATTTGCAGCAATACCTATTCCGGCACTTACTTTATTCATTACAGATTCAGCAGCAGCTAAAGCAGCACCACCTGGTAATAAAGCATATTTTAATCTTGCAGCAGAATTTGCAGCTTGTGTATTTACAATTATTTTGGCAATACCAGCAGCACTTTCAGCAATTAATAAAGCTTTTTGTAATCCTTTATTTTTTTCAAATAAACCTTTTAATAAACCTATACCACTTTCCACAACAGCAAAAGATGCGTCTTGAATTGCTTTTTTACCATCAGCAACTGCTTTTTCTTGGTCAAGAATTACTTGGTCAGTTTCTGCTTTATTAGTTATTATTGCATTGTTTATTTCTTGTGATTTTGTTTTGTATTCATTTTCTGCATCTACTCTTGCTTGTGTTCCTTTTACAGCAGCATCTATTTTAGATTGTAATCTTTCAAGTTCAATAGCTTTTTCTTCTTCTAATACTGCCTTTTGTTTTTGTAATCTTAATAAATCATCTTTTTCTAATTCAGCATTAAATTTCTTTTGCTCAATAGATAAATTAGTTAATCCTTCAAGTTCTGATTGTTGTAATGAAGTTTTCTCTTTTGTTAATGCTATGTTGTTTGCTATTTGTTCACTTCGTAAACCTTCAACCTGTGCAAGTACACCTTCTTTATTTGCTAAAGCATTTGTTAAAGCTACTTGGTTTTCAATACTTTTATTCATTTCATAAGTATTTTTAGCAGCAGCAATTTGCATATCTGCTTGACCAATCATAGCTTTTTGTTGTTTATCTAAAACATCTTTTAAATCATTATTTGCTTTTATTCTGTCATCAATAGAAATTAAATCATTGTCCCTTATTTGTCTTAATTTTTCTGCCTGTCTGTCATATTGTTCTACTAACCTTGCTTGATTTGCTTCTGCTAACTTTGCCGTGTTTTGTAATTGAACATTTGCTTTTGCTTGTTCATAAGCAGCAGAAACAGATATTTTACTAACACCATCTATTGTTCCTTCAACTACTGCACCAACTTCAGTTATAGCATCACCAATATTATTTGCAACTTTTTTACCAGCTTCTAATGCATCTTTACCAACCTCAACAATATTATCTTTTGTAGTTGAAATTCTTTTATTTAATTTTTCTATTGTTTTAGTATCACCATCACCAAAAAAACTTTCTTCCCAAGCAAGTTTAGCTTCATCAATAGCTAAAGATATTGCATAGAAACTTAATTTTAATGGCGTTAATGCTATTGTAATTAAACCAGAAACAACTGCTGTTAATCCTTTAAACCCATTACTTGATTGATTTACTTTTTCAACAACCGAAACAACTACATCAACAACTTTAGTAAATACATTTGTTACAGTTCCCATAACAGTAGAAAAAGTATCAGCAACCTTTTGATTGCTCATAAATATTTCTTTCAATGTACCCATAGCACTAATCACAAGACCAATGCCCATAGCTTTAATTGCTAATCCCACACCTTTAAAACCATCAGCTAAAGTCTTTGTACTTTTTTCAACTTCATTTGTGCTTTTACCAACATTTTTTACTTCATCAGTTGTATTATCTAAATTTTTATTTAAAGATTTAATTTCTTTAGTTACATCATCAATGTTACTATTTATCTTTAAATTTATTTCTTTGTTTTCCATTCTCTTTTTATTTGTTTAAATGTTCTTGACCAAGTTGTTGGTAATTCATACTTACCTTTAGCTATTTCTATTGTTTCTGATTGTCCGTAATGCTCATCTAATTGTAGCATTTCTAATATTAACTTTATCATATTCCAGTTTGTGTTACAATTATATCTTCAAGTTTAGCAGTTGCTCCAGCTATTTTATATTGTATTGTTATTATTCCGTATCTATCTACTCCGGTTGCATTTGCTGGTACTGTAACTGTTAATGCTATATCGTTTTTATTGTTGCTTGAATCAGTATAAACTAAAAAATCTACTGAAGATTTTACGTTAAATGAATCGTAGTCATTCAAATATATTTCCAAATCAAATGTTAATGCTTGGTTGTCTGTTTGTATGTTTTGCATACTTGAATATCTATAACCAATAGTACTTGCAGCATTCACTCCTCTGTAATCTGTCAATAATTCTAAATCAGTTTCTCCAGTTGTTAAATCAGTAGTAAATGAATTTATAATATATCTTTTATTTCTTATTACTAACCTATCATTTAAAGCAATTCCCAAAGGAATACCAAAACCATTTGTTACACTACTTCCTAATAAACTAGCTGGTAATAATGCTTTTACTTTGATTAATCTTGTTTTAATGTTATATAAATTATCTATAAAGTTTTTATAGTGTCTAAAATAAAGCCCTTGTGGTGCAAGTACATTTAACCAACTTGATTGCTCGTTACCAAAGTTCATAGTCATTAATTGAGAATGGTTTACATCTGTTGGCATACTATCGTACTCATTTGAAAAACGTCTATAATTGTTTATTTGTGTAGCTGCTCCTACACTATTAGTAACATAAATTTGGTCTGTTCCAGTTAATGTGCCTACATTCCCATTGGAATAAATTAACATAGGTTTTGGAATATAAGGTGTTCTATTCTTATCTATTAAAGTTGCAGTTTGGAATAATTTGCCTTGTGTTGGTACTTCAAATAAAACATTCTCAAAAGGAAGTTTAATTTCATAAGTAGAATTTTCTGTAATCCTATCTGAATTGTAAATCAAGTCACCATAGTTTTGTTGGTATAAATCTTTATAAGCTTGATTTAAGATATTATTACTTTCTTCATAAGTAAAGTTTATACTCTTAAATAACTTTGGCTTATTTATGCTCATTTCATCCTCGTAAGTGTACTCTGTTATATCTAATATTTTTCCAGCGTTGTAATACATTTCAAGTGGCAAAAACTCATAAGTATTATTTTCTCTTGGTATAATCATTAAATTAAATGCTTTTATTATTCCAGTTATAAAATCTATAACCTTAATATCTGGTATATAATTGCCGATATTTATTGTTGAAATAGCAGAAGTTGCACTTTTAAAAGCTCTAGAATTTGTTCCACTTGTAGGGGATGCTCTCCTTGTATATTGTATGTAAGAAGTATAAGTAAATGGACTTGTTACGACTGATAATTTAAAAGTGTATATATGACTTAAAGTTGGGTCATTTTGTCTTTGTACCATATCAACGGTTAAATCTTGCGTTCCAGTTAATGTATAACTTGAAAATAAAACTCCGTCTTTATAAGCATATAAAACATAAGGTATTGAACTTGACGCAACTGACGGTGTAATATTAATTCTTATTATAAAATATGCTAAATTTGATGAACTAAAATTCCAATTTGTAGTTAAAACTCCAGTTGTTAAATTTAGTTCTGGAAATGCTACATAAGGCGAAGTAAGTATAACAGTAGGAAATATTAATTGTTGTGGCTCTGAAACAAAACTCATTGTTAATCCTTGCTTCAAATAAAGGTGTAATTTTTGCCATTGGTCTAAATTAAAAAAACTTCCAGTAAAACTTATTCCATATTTTGCTTGTATTCTTGCAAATATATTTTGCACTGTTATTGCTGGGAATAACTCATTCCATTTTATAGCACCAGCACTTGTTGTTACATCTGTTAAACTTCCAGTTTGATATTCATATTTATTTGCATTTCCAATTAATGGGTATCTAATATCAAAAGCACTAGCAGAAGTAATCCTATTTCTTACCTCTGTTGAATTATAAGTATGATTAAAACTTGTATAATCTAAACTTTGTAATTTATCATCTTTTATTATATCTTTTAACTGAACTAAATTTCCATAAAAAGTAACTGTATAACTTTCTATAAATCCGTCTTTTTTATCTGCTTTCTCTAACTGAATAGTTCCATCTTTAAACCTATGAGTGTTTACTTCTATAAAAGCATCATATCGCATTCTGTGGTCAAAGCCATTATCTATACTGCTTTCGTACCAATGTGACAAAATTTGATTGTTATTCTTTGATGCTGGAATAGTAAAAGACTGAGTATAGTCTGTATATAATTTACCTATATCATTTGCATTACCAATTTGTGAAGTGATGCTAATTTTTTCATCTTTGAATAAATCTAGTCTTTGATAGTCACTTCTGTATATTTCTATATCGTCTCCGTTTAATATCGGGATTGCAGTTTCTAAAGTTAATACAGTTGTTGTGTTTGAAAGAATCCAACTGATTAATCCGGTACTATCTCCAGAGGTAACCTTAACGTAATGGCCTACATATTGATTAGTAGTCATTGTTATGTTATTTGTAATAGTTAAAAATGGACTTGTATTATTAGCAGTAGCTTCTCCACTAACAACTAAAGTATTTTTCTTAATATAAACCTCTACGCTTAATTTCATTACACGATGTTATTTATTAATTTATTTGCAAAGTCAAAATCTAAAGTATAGTTAATGGTTTTATCTTGTAAAGATGTTTTCTTTTGCATACTCATAGTTTTAATTGTAACTGGTGTTTCTGGATTTAACAATATAGTATCACTTAACATCATTTGCTCAATCCACTCGTAATAATCTTCTGTAACCCATCCAGTATTTACTTTTAAACTTCCATTTCCGTTTATATTAAATGGCTTTGTCTGCCCTCTACGATAATCATAATCAACCTCTTTTTGCATTAATGCATAATTACTATTTTTAATATCAATAGAATTATAACTTGCTTTGAAAAAAGAAAAATTATTCCAACCTCCTAATTTATTTACAAACCACATTGTTTGAATTGGATATTTTGGTTCACATATTTCTTCTGTATCAATTCTGTAAATTGTTCCATCTATATAACTGCTTATAAGTATATAAGTACTTGCACCAAATACTAAAGGAATAGAATAATTAAAAAATTCATCTTCAGCTGTATAAAATAATTCAAACTTTAAAATGTTATCATCTTTATCATACCATTCAGCAAAATAAGATTCTTCCCAGTGTCTAACAATAAAATTATAATAAGGAATAGTAGTATTCCAATAAACTTTTATTAATGGATTTGCTAATAATAAATAATTGTTTTCTTGTGCTGGAGAATAATTCATTCCTTGTTCTACTGTTGAATATCCATTTACTGCACAAAATTCTATTACATTTATTTCAATCCAAGTTGTTCCATCCGTACTGTAATAAGTAATATACTCTCCAATGCACCATTCATTATTATCTGCTTCAACTACAGCATCAATATCATATTGCAATTTAAACTTGTCTATATATTCTAAAATAAATGGTGATATATTATAATTGGTTTCTGTTTGAGTTACAGATGCAATTCCCTCACTCATTATATAAGTTGGATTTGTAGGTCTTGTACCCCCTTTATTCCAAAGTCTTAATTCTACTTTTGTTCTTATTTGGTTTGTTTCATCAATTATAACTTGATAAGGGCTTCTAGCTAATATTACATTTATTGCCATATTATTTATTTGTTATTGTGTAATCTATTAATGTTTCTATATCGTCTCCAAATGCTTTTATTAAATCTGTATCTATGTATTTCTTATATCCCTCTTCAAATGGTTTAGTAAAAAATAAAGAAGGTTTTATACCTCTTGCCCATACATTCTTTGCTATAATATAACCTATTGATTTATAATTACCTTTTTTAAACTTTCCTTTTGCATCTCTAAATCTTATGTTTCTAAACTTTGCCCATTGTTCAAATGGTGCTGATGGTATTCTTCTTTTAAATTTAAATCTACTATTTGGTGCTTGTTGCCCTTTTACTTTTGCATTCTTTGATACTTGTGATGGGTCTGCACCTTTAACACCTTCATCTTGATAAAAGCCATAATCAGGCATACTAAACCCTAATAAGAAATAATTTTTTTCAAATAGTATTTCACCTTTGATATTATTATAAAGTTCTTTAGAAACGTTCTTATTGCCTTTAGATAAATTACTTCTTGCTTGTTGAATAACATATTTTTTATATGCCTCTAAAACTTCTTTAGTAGATGTTAAATTGTTAGCATTCATTTTCGCAACTTGTCATTTCATTAGCTACCATAACATCAAATGTAACTGTCCATCCAGCTATCTTATTTTCAAACCTGTCTACAAATGGTTCACAATTAGGTGTACCACTTAATTCATAACCAGCATCATTTAAAGAACCTCTGCGTAATACTTCTAATAATCTATTAATAACCATTAGTTGAGTATGCAGTACATCTTGCTCATTATCATTTGTTAAAAATTGGTCTGTTTGTTCTGTCTTACTAAAGTCTACAACATCCATACATAAAACTGATATATTAAACAACCAAGTGTTACCATTGTATGTTGCATTGTTTACAATAATATGCGACAAAGGAAATATAGTTTGCTTATTTAAATCAATTTCAAATATATCACCAGATGAAACTGTATTTACAAATATATCTTTATATAGTTGGTCTTTAATTGCTGTTGTTACTTGGTAAAATCCTTTCATTATTTATTTCTTATTAATTCAATTTCTATTTGGTTCTTTTCTTTTTCAAATGTTAAAAATGTTAATGCAACTGATAATCTAATTCTGGAAATATCTTCAAATCTTCTAACATCTCCTTGAGCAAGAGCATAGAATGAGCTATACCAACCCCATTTACTTCCAAATTGTGCTTGTTTACTATACTCTGAAACTCCTGATTGTTCTCCAAATAGTGTATCGTAGACTTCAACAATTCGTTGCCTAAATTGTAAAAAAAAACCACAGCACCTAATGCTACATCAACTGGCATAAACTTCATAGCATCACAATAAGTGTAACTACCATTGTATTCTTCAATCTGATATTTATCTTTTAACTTCTTTGTAATTGGTCTATATAATACTGCCATTGCATTATGCATCTTATCCCAATCACTAATGTATTTATCCAAGTCCGTATATTCACCAAGTGTTATTTCGTCAAGGTTAGTTATAAATCCAAATTCAGTATTACCTAATTTAAACGTTCTTTTTAAATCATATTTTTGTGTGAATAGATTTGATAAATTAGTTGTTATTTCGTTTACATCTTTGTAACTTATTTTAGCAGCATTCTTTAAATCTATACCACAAAATATTTCTACCATTTTATGTTGAAGAAACTCACCATCAGGATTATCTTTTGCAATAGATAAAAACTTTTGATACTGCTCTAATGTTATTTCTTCTAAACTTGTTGGTATTGTAATTTGTAATTTCATTTCTTGTTTTATTTAAAAATAAAATAAAGTGAAAATTGTATTAAACAAAAAAAAGACCTACATTTCTGTAAGTCTTAATTCAACCATTATCAACTTTAATTTAAACCATTTCTTCTACACTTTCTATTTTTCTATAAACTAAATTCATATCGTAAAATTTTCTAATAGCATCTATTTCATTATAAGCATACAGTTCTATTTCTACATCTGTGCTTTCATCATTACGTTGTGTCCAGTAAGTAACTAAATATTTTTTCATATATGTATTCATTTGTTTTTTATTTGATACAAATATAACTATATTGTTTTAAATAAAATACATTTTAACTTTTCTTTAACTATCAAAGTTTTCGTCATATATCATTCCAATATGTAAATCAATTAATGCTAAACACTTTCTTTTTATTTCTTTTATTTTATACGTATCTTTTTCATCAATCATATACGTATCATATCCTTCAACTGCATTTAAAGCACTATTGCACATTGATATTATTTCATATCTTGTATCAACTGGTTCAAACTCCATATTTTCAAATATATCTTCTTCTTCTTTCATTACCTTTTGTGTCAATATAAACCCTAATTTTAATACTTATCTTACTACGAAAGGTAATTACTTGCTACATTATACATTTGTTGCATCTTTTTTATTTCACCTATGTTTCTTGGTAGGTTAATTTGTACTTCAACACCTTTAACGTGATGAATATAACATTGAATAGCTGCTATTATTTGTCCGTAACTCATTAGTAAATAAAATAGTTTCCTTTATGTGGATTTTCTAATTGACTTGTTATAGCATAACGCATAGCATCTATTGCGTGATTGTATGCATCTATTGGTCTATTCATTTTAATTCCTGTTTTATCAGTTTGCCAAATGTAGTTTCTTAATTCGTTAATTAAGTTCTTGCTTCTTGATGTAACATAAACTTTATTCTGATTAATTAAATTAAGACCAAATAAGATACTATCTTTTCCTTTTGTAACTGGTAACACATTGTGACCATAACTATT